GTCCATATCGTCTCCACGGTCGCCGCGGCCACCTCGTGCTTGCGCTCCAGCTCAGCGTCGCGCAGCGCCTTGGCCTCGGCCATGCGCCTTGCGTGCGCCATCTCCTCGGTTGCTGTCAGCTTGCGCCCGACCTCTGCACGCCAGGTCACCTCGACACCTGCGCGCCAGCAGCCAAAGCGACCGGCTGGCACGCCATCACCGAAGACCAGATACCAGCCTGGCTTGTCACCACCGTGACTGCCGCTGCCCTTTGTGCCGGACTTGAACCTGTGAATCTTGCCGTCCAACAGCAGCTCGTCTGGCGGCTCCAGGCCGGACGCCAGCATGGCGTCGCGCAGTTGTTCTTCAGGTGGTGCGATTCTCTTTTCTGGTGGTGGCGACCAGGGGCCGCCAAGGACGTTGGAGAGGTCAGCCATGTGCCGCTGCCTCCTGCCGTGTCAGGTAGTCCGACAGCGCCTTGACCGTCTCGTACAGGGGCTTGGACTCGTCCTGCATGAAACGGTAAACGGTCGCAGGATGCACGCCGGCATTCTCGGCCACCCTCTTCAGGTTGGCGTCTTCCAGCCGTTTCTTGATTTGCTCAACAGTCATCATAAGTTGCACCTCTGAAAATATTTTTGCGGGGGTGCTTGCACTGTACCAGATTTCTGGTTTAAGATGCAACCACTGCGCGAAAGGAATCGCCCGAAGGCGCAGCAACCCAAGAAGGAGAGCCAACATGGCAATCAACGTGAAGACCACCGGCAGCCTGGCTGCCAACGGTGTCAAAGTCCTGGTCTATGGCCAGGCCGGCGCAGGCAAGACCTCGCTGATCAAGACCCTCCCCAGCCCCATCGTGCTGTCGGCTGAAGGCGGCCTGCTGTCCATCCAGGACGCAGACCTGCCCTTCATCGAGATCGCATCGATGACCGATCTGCAGGAGGCTTACAAGTGGCTGACCGAGGCAGACGAGGCCAAGGCATTTAAGTCGGTGGCGCTTGACTCCATAAGCGAGATCGCCGAGGTGGTGCTCAACACCGAAAAGAAGGCGACCAAAGACCCACGCCAGGCCTACGGTGCGATGCAGGAGCAGATGGCCGACATCATTCGCGCCTTCCGCGATCTGCCTGGCCGCCACGTCTACATGAGCGCCAAGCTGGAGAAGACGCAGGACGAGATGGGCCGGGTTCTGTACGCGCCCTCGATGCCTGGCAACAAGACCGGCCAGGCGCTGCCGTACTTCTTCGACGAGGTGCTGGCGCTGCGTGTTGAGAAGGACGGCGACGGCAACACTCAGCGCGCCCTGATGTGCGACAGCGATGGCCTGTGGCTTGCCAAGGACCGCAGCGGCAAGCTGGACATGTGGGAAGCGCCGGACCTGTCGGCCGTGTTTGCAAAGATCGGAGGCAAGGCATGAACGTCCAGGAAATGATGAACACCGAGGACTTCATTAAGAGCGTGACTGACGCAGAGCAGTTGGCTCAGATGTGGTTGATCGCAAAGGAAAACGAGACCTCGGCCACGGCTGACCGCCGCAAGATCGAGGACCAGATCAGGAAGATCGCCAACCTGCGCGACGACACCGAAGGCACCGAGACCCTGGCGCTCGAAGGCTTTCGCGTTAAGGTCGTAGGCCGCATCGACCGCAAGGTGGATGCCGACAAGGTGCAGGAGCTGGCCGCAGAGCACGGACTGACCGATCACCTCTCGACGCTGTTCCGGTGGAAGCCGGAGATCAACATGGCCATCTGGAAGGCCGCCGACGAGTCCATCACTAAGCCGCTGGCAGCAGCAATCACGGCCAAGCCTGGCCGCCCTTCTTTCACCATCGAACCCACAACCACCAAGGAGTAAATCATGGCTTTTCTCGGACAAACTTTCGACGCAAACGAACTGCCCCAGGGCAATGGCGGCAACTTTGAGCCGCTGCCTGAAGGCAACTACAACGCCACTGTCACCCAGGCAGAACTCAAGCCCACCAACGACGGCACCGGCCAGTACATCAAGCTGCGCCTGGACATCACCGGGCCGAGCCACCAGGGCCGGGTGATCTTCTCGAACCTCAACATCAAGAACGCCAGTGCCAAGGCCGAGGAGATTGGCCGCCAGCAGCTTGGCGACATCATGCGCGCCATCGGCTTGGCCAAGGTCACCGACACCGACCAGCTCATTGGCGGCAACCTGAACATCAAGCTGTCGATCAGGTCAGCGCGCACGGATGAGAAGACCGGCAAGACCTACGAGGCCAGCAACGAGGTCAAGGCCTACCGCGCCATCAACGGTGGCACTGCGCCAACCTTCCAGGCCGCTGCTCCGACAGCAGCTCCGGCAGCAGCCGCGCCGGCCAAGGCAGCCCCACCCTGGGCCAAGAAGTAAGCAGAGAAAAGCCCCAGCTTCTTGCGAGGCTGGGGCTGAAGTGGCAACTACCAAAAGGAGACGGGCAACATGAAGATACCCGAGTCAAATCATGGCATCCAGGCCTTGGTCGACAAGCACCACGAGTCGCAGGCCGAGCCGCCCAGAGGGCACATGGGCTGCAGCCAGTTGGGCCACCCATGCGACAGATGGCTGTGGCTGTCGTTTCGCTGGGCCGTCCAGCCCCAATTCCCTGGCCGCATCCTGCGCCTGTTCAGGCGTGGCCAGATGGAGGAAGCCACCATCGTGTCGGACCTGCGAGCCATTGGCATGGACGTTCGCACCAGCAAGCAACAGGCGCGCGTGGACTTCGGTGCCCATGTGTCCGGCAGCATCGACGCCATCATTGAGTCTGGCGTGCCTGAAGCGCCAAAAAAGCGCCACATTGCCGAGTTCAAGACCCACAGCTCCAAGTCGTTCGCCGACCTGGAAAAGAAGGGTGTGGCCGACAGCAAGCCCGAGCACTGGGTCCAGATGCAGCTTTACATGCACGGCACCAAGGTCGACCGCGCCTTGTACCTGGCTGTCTGCAAGGACGACGACCGCATCTATACCGAGCGAGTTCGCTACGAGAAGGATGTTGCCGAGAGGTACATCGAGCGAGGCCGTAGGCTGGCGCTTGAGGACCGCATGCCGCCGCCCATTAGCACCGACCCATCCTGGTACCAGTGCAAGTTCTGCGATGCGCACGAGTTCTGCCACGAAACCAAGACCACCAAGCATGTGAACTGCCGAACATGCGCGCACAGCACGGCCAAGGAGGACAGCACCTGGCGCTGCGAGAGGCACGATGCCGATGGCATTCCGGTGGAGTTCCAGCGCCAGGCTTGCGACAGCCATGTCCTGCATCCGGACCTGGTGCCCTGGGAGCGCAAGGACGGCCTGGACCAGTGGACGGCCGTATACGTCATCGAAGGCCGCGACGTGGCCAACGGTGAAGGCGATGCGAACGTCTACACCAGCCGAGAGATTCTGGCTAACCCCAAGATGTGCAGCCTGGGGGATGAGTACGTTGAAGACCTGCGCGAAACCTTCGGAGCGAGGATTGTGGGATGACATTCAAGTGCCCAGACAAATACCGTGTGCTGGTGCCAGGCTATCCAGCAGGCGACGAGCACAACGGCTGCTTCATCGTGCCACTCAAACACCAACAGAAACTGCGCATCATCGCCAGCAATGGCATGGGTTGGGAGCATGTCAGCGTGAGCCGTAAGGACCGCTGCCCGACCTGGGACGAGATGTGCCAGGTCAAGGCGCTGTTCTGGGACGAGGACGACTGCGTCATTCAATACCACCCACCGCGCAGCGAATACGTCAACAATCACCAGAACTGCCTGCACCTGTGGCGACCGATTGGCGTATCGCTGCCGATGCCGCACAGCATCATGGTTGGCATCAAGGACTGACGCCATGTTGAGAGACTACCAACAGCGAACCATCGACCAGCTTTATGCGTGGTTCGAGGCAGGCCATGCAGGCAATCCATGCCTGGTGCTGCCAACAGGGTCCGGCAAGAGCCACATCGTGGCCGCGCTGTGCAAGGACGCGCTGCAGAACTGGCCAGAGACTGTTGTGCTGATGCTGACCCATGTGAAGGAGTTGATCGAGCAGAATGCCGAGAAGATGCGCCAGCACTGGCCTGGCGCGCCGCTGGGCATCTACAGCGCCAGCATCGGCAAGAAGCAACTCGGAGAGCCGATCACCTTCGCAGGCATCCAGTCCATCCGCACCAAGGCCAAACAGATCGGCCACGTTGACCTGGTGATCATCGACGAGTGCCACCTGGTCAACCACAAAGACGAGGGTGGCTACCGTCAGTTCCTGGCCGATCTGAAGGCCATCAACCCTGCGCTGCGGGTCATCGGCCTGACGGCCACGCCCTACCGCTTGGGGCATGGCCTGATCACCGACAAGCCTGCGCTGTTCGATGACCTGATCGAGCCGGTTAGCATCGAGGAGCTGGTTTTTAAGAACTACCTAGCACCGCTGCGCAGCAAGGTCACCAGGGCCAAGCTGGACATCAGTGGCGTCCACAAGCGTGGCGGGGAGTTCATCGAGGCCGAGCTGCAGGCGGCAGTCGATACCGACGATAACAACCAGCGGGTGGTGCGTGAGGTGATCGAGCTGGCAGGCGAGCGCAAAGCATGGCTGGTGTTCTGCACAGGCGTCAAGCACGCCCATCATGTAGCCGAAGTCCTACAACAGCACGGCATTGCCGCTGACTGCGTGACAGGTGAAACGCCGAAGAAGGAACGCGAGAAGATGCTGGCCGACTTCAAGGCTGGCCGCTTGCGCGCCCTGACCAATGCTAACGTCCTGACCACCGGCTTCGATTACCCTGACATCGACCTGATCGCCATGTTGCGCCCGACCATGAGCGCCAGCCTGTATGTGCAGATGGCAGGCCGCGGGATGCGTGTTAAGAGCCACACCGACCACTGCCTGGTGCTGGACTTCGCTGGTGTGGTGGCCACGCATGGGCCGATCACGGCCGTGCAGCCGCCCAAGAAGGCCGGAGAAGGCAATGGCGAGGCACCAGTGAAGGTCTGCGATAACTGTGGCGAGCTGTGCGCCATTGCAGCGCGCGTGTGCTCGGCCTGTGGCCACGCCTTCCCTGAGCCTGAGAAGCGCAAGCTGGAGCTGCACCAGGATGACATCATGGGCCTCGAAGGCAAAGACCTCGAAGTGACGAGCTGGAACTGGCGCAGGCACATCAGCAAGGCCAGTGGCAAGGAGATGCTGTCCTGCACCTATTACGGCAGCCTGTCCGACAGACCGATCACCGAGTACCTGCCTGTGCTGCACGACGGGTATGCAGGCGACAAGGCCATGCGCCAACTGATGACGATGGCAACATCGTCCGGTGCGAATCTGGCCCAGGCCACGCACATGGACGGCAGCGAGGGGCTGGAGTACTTGGCCGTGCAGATGAGCAACAGCCAGCCGCCGAGCAGCATCGAGTACAAGATGGACGGGAAGTTTCACCGTGTTCTCAAGAGGAGCTGGGCATGAGAGGCCGCGCCCTGCCGCACTATGGCAAGCTGGGTGTGGCCAGCCTGTCAAGCGAGGTCAAGACCATCTGGTACAGCCGGCACATTGAGCCAGAGCCATGCGAGCCGATTGACTTCTGGTGGCCGACACAGACCGATCCTGATCTGTGGATCAGGCAGGACTTTGCGCGCCGCCTGGTGGCCATCACGCCGCTGACCGAGCAGGAGGAGCAGGCTGTGATCCTGTGCGTGTTGGACAACCACACGCTGCGCGAGGCAGGCGAGGTGATGGGCCGGACGCAGGAGCGTGTGCGCCAGATTCTCATGAAGGCGATGCGCAGGTTTCGCAAGCACCAGTCAGAGCTGACTGGCGTGCCGATGTGGGAATTGGACGACAGGGTGATGCCCTGGTTTTGGTGGCGACATGAACAAAGGAGAGCACGTGAAAAGACCGCAAGAACCTGAATTTCTGATCCAGTGGCGTGAGTGGGTGCAGGCTGGCCCACCCAAGTGCTGTCATACCTGCGAGCACTATGGTGTGGACGGCCTGTGCGTAGAGTTCTTCATGACGCCGCCCGAGGACTTCGCCGCCACGGTGGATGGCTGCGACAAGTGGGAGGCCGAATGTCCGTTTTGACCGACCGGCTGCCGACAGAACACGAAGAGCAGCGCGAGCTGGTGCGCTGGTTTCGCCAGACCTGGCCAGGCGTGCGCATTTTTGCTGTGCCCAATGGCGGGGCCAGGAGCAAGGCCACTGCTGGCCGCCTGAAGGCCGAAGGCGTGGTCTCTGGCGTGCCTGATCTGTTCGTGCCTGCCTGGCGTCTGTGGATCGAGATGAAGCGCGCCAAAGGCGGCAGCCTCAGCCCAGAGCAGAAGGACTGGATCAAGTATCTCGAAAGTGTGGGATATTGGGTTATAGTGGGAAAAGGTGCGGAAGATGCAAAGCGGCAGATCAGCACCTTTTCATCAACTCACAAGGAAATCCCATGAACGTACAACGCGAGATGACCTTCGGCGAGAAAGCCGTCGGCCTGACATTCAATCCCAGCAATGATCCAACGGTCGAAGCGATCAAGCGCAAGTGTGCCGACTTGATCGACGAGATTCACGAGCTGCGCACCAATCAACCGAACTCTGAGATTGCGCGCATGGCAAGCCTGGCCATAACCGACATCCAGTCCGGCCAGATGTGGGCAGTCAAAGCAGCAACCTGGAAATTCTGAAAGGCACACCATGACCCAAGAACAAGCCGCACCGACCCAGGTGCAGATTCCTGGCGACAGCCAGATCACCGTGCAGCTCACGCTGGCCAAGG